CATTTAAAAAGAAAGTTGTATAAAACATCTCTAACAAAAGATGAGATTGTACACCCTATTGAATTACCTGCACCATCTGGAGCAGGTAAAGACCAAGATTATTCACGACCACTACAATGGCATTACGTTGATGGCTCTGTATTTGTAACATTGTGGGACGATTGGCTTGATGAATTTAACAAGAAGAATGATGATAAGTTTGTTTTAGCTAGTTCATCTGACGCAAAGAAAGTTCGTGCGTCTTATGATGCAGAAGTTAAGATGCAAGTCGATCACGCAGTTAATAACAAGTACAGTTTTGCTGATTTAGTTGATGCAAGTGATGATATTAAAACTGATGTAGCGTCTATTCGTAAAGGTTTCACAGATATATATGACGCTTTGGTACTTATTAAATGAGTGCGAAGCCATCTGTATATGATGTTAAGTCACAGATAGACACACACGAAGCAGTATGTGCTGAAAGGTGGAAAGAAACTATAATACGGATACGCAGGTTAGAACACATAATGATAGGAACTGCAGGTACTACAATAGTGTTGTTAGTATCTCTAATAATGAAGTGATGAATTATGGTCGTAGCCGAAGCGTTAGCAGGAATCGCACTTGTAAAAAGTGCAGTAGATGGCATTAAGTCTGCAATATCTACGGCTAAAGATGTATCCGATATTGCATCTGACATAGATAAATTATTCGAAGGCGAACAGCAGGTTCAAAAAGACAGACGAAAAGCTAATGATCCTTTTAGTGTTAAGTCTGTAGCTGAAGAAACAATCAACGCCAAATTAGCACGAGAACATATGGACGAAATGCGTCAGTTAATTGATATGCGTTTTGGTCACGGCACATGGCAGGGAATCATTGCTGAAAGAGCAAGACGAATCCAAGCTATGAAAGAACAACAAGCAAAAGCTAGAGCAGAAGCACGAAAGAAACACGCAGAGTTTGTACACGATATGCAAACTGTAGCGTTGATCTTCGGTGGTTTGTTTGTTGTTGTTATAATAATAATATTAATGTTTATGTATTTATAGGAGGTTATATGTTTCAAGCATTGATTGGCCCGATAGGTGGTATTGTTAGTACTTGGCTAGAGGGTAGTGTAGCTAAAGCAAAAGCTAAAGCTAGAGTGAGTGTAGCTAAAGCAGAAGCAGAGGCTACTATTATGGAGAAGAAAGCAACTGGCGAAATAGATTGGGATAAGTCTATGGCAGATGCTTCAGCTACTTCGTGGAAAGATGAGTGGTTAACTCTGCTATTCAGTATCCCTCTGATTCTATCTTTCTGTGGGGAGGGTGGCAGAAAGATAGTCTCAGAGGGGTTTGATGCCTTATCTCAGATGCCAGAGTGGTATCAATATTCGTTAGGTGCTATTGTTGCCGCCTCGTTTGGTATTCGTGGAGCAACTAAATTTTTTGGTAAGAAGTGATGCAGTTAAGTGAGCATTTTACTTTAGCCGAGATGTGCAAGAGTCAGACGGCTGAGCGTATGGGTATTAACAATACTCCTACTAGTGAGGATATAGTTTGTTTAAAATTGGTTTGTGAGAATATATTAGAACCAGTTAGAGAACATTATGCTAAACCTATTGCACCTAGTAGTGGGTATAGGTCTGTGAATTTATGTGAAGCGATTGGTAGTAGTAGCAAGAGTCAACACGCATTAGGTCAAGCAGTAGACTTTGAAGTAATGGGTGTTGATAACTATGAGTTAGCTTTGTGGATTAGTGAGAACCTATCATTCGATCAGCTAATACTTGAGTGTTACAAAGGTGGTAATACTGGTTGGGTGCATTGTAGCTACAGAAGTAAAGATGAGAATAGGCATCAATGTTTAACCTTTGATGGTACAAAGTATCGGCAAGGTTTGATATTATAATGGTGAGGGTGGTAGCAAGAGAACACTAATTGCTACTCACCCTCGTATTCCTAGAATGGTATGTCGTCTAAGTCTTCGACTTCTTCTTTAGGTGGTTGTTCTGTAGGTGTCTCATCAACCACTTCTTGAGGTTTCTGTTTCTCTGATACCTCAAAAGTCATAAACTTTCTACCATCTTTTTCTCTACGCCAACCTGCTAATCTGTACTGAGCCTCGTCAGTACTAGCTAGTTTATCGTTGTCGATAGTACCCGTATAGTCTGGTCGATTCTCATTGTCTCCTTTGTCGTTAGGAAATATAGCACCGACCTTTCGGTATACATCTATTCGTTTGCTACCATCTCTGTTAGTACAAGAGATAAGAGCGAATCGTTGTTCGTTACCTTGTACATCAACTTTGCCTTGCAGAATAAATTTCTGATCGTCAAAGGGTGTACCACAGATACCCGAGTTAGTGTTATCGTATTCGTCTGACATTAAAAGTCCTCCTTGTTGTTGCTATTTTTGCTATCAGCCGTGTATTTGTTGCCGTCCATCTCACCAAGAAAGACATCAGCATTGAACCCCAAGTGTGATATTGCTTTGGTTAGTCCATCTGTTATTGCCATCTTTGGTGCATCTTCATTAGTACGAGTCTTCGCATTGTTGAAGAATGTACGGCAACCACTAAAAGGGCCATAAGAATTTTCTTTAGTCTTAGTCCATATAGTGATGTGAGCCACACACGCAGTATCGCCATTGGCAAAGTTAACAAAGTCCATTGTAGACTCCCAACCCCACCCGTGACCAACTGGCCCAAATGCTTTGGTTACTTCTCTGATTTGATACTGTGGGTCGATAGCAGTAAACTTTCTCGCACCGAAACTTACTGGCTTGAGATACTTCTTATCTGTTGTACTTACTGCATTCCACAGTTGTAGGTTATTTGTTTTAGTCATTGTGTGTTCTCCTTTGGTGTTGGGATAGTGAAGCGTAAAGCACCTCGCTTATCCCGATTGATTATTAACTTGTCCGTATAAACCTTACGTTCATTCGGCTTTACTATTTCTTTGAGTTCTTTCTTTGCACGTTCAAACTGACGGGCAGGTTGTTCAAACTCAATATACTCATCAGCTAATGTATTGAAGTGATTGTCTTGGCTTGCATCACGGGCAACCATATCATTCAGTTCAATGTCATCAATGCTGAGTATAGGCTTGTCATCAAGTACTGGTGATTCATTCTTGACAACTGATTGCCAAAATTTCTTAGCCAGTAGTTTGATCTCGTTGATGTATTCCCAGTTCTTCTTGATGTAGGTAGCTTCCCATCTGCGATTGCCAAAGAATACAGACAAGTAACACCCATCAAGATTACTGAGAAAAGCATACCATTGTATCTGTGGCATATATCGTTCAGCGACATCTACCATCTTGTTACTGTCATAGGTATGTTTGCATTCTACAAAGTTAGGTTCAGAGTTAACGACACCATCAAGAGTACCACCACAAGGTACACCCTCGTAGTTCATCTCTCTCCATTGTTGTTCGATAACCTTAAACTCGTAGTTCTTACTAAACCACCATATGTTTAGTGGTTCGGTAGTAATACCAATCTGTACTGGTAGATTCTCGGTAAGGTCTTCGGGTTCGGCACGACCAGTTTTCTCTGCCCATAGCTGATGCCACTCGTCTTCGTTGCCGTGTACTAGGCGATTGATGTCGCTACCACCTAGATATTTCTTTCTGTCTTTTTCCATTGTGTTCTCCTTTATTTAGTTATACTGCAATTATGCAGTTAGTTCAAGTCTTTTATTCTTTAACGCCTCAAGTAACTTTAATCGTTTCTCCTCACGCCAACCGATATACTGATAAAACTCAGAGTAACTAGGCCAAAACTTCTGAGTCTTTTTGATTTGCTCAATGGCATACACCACAATATCGGCAGGGTGTTTGGAAAGTTCAGTAGCTAATGACTTGATGCGTAGTGCAACATCATCTACTGACTCTTGGCTAGGTTTGATTAGTAGCGTCATAAGCATTGCTAGACGCTCTTGTATTTCTTGTAGGGGGAAACCTACCATAGACTGCTGAACCACTACTGTAGCGTCTTCTATGGCCTTTAAATCGACATTCTCTGCAAGGATATATCTTTGTAGAGTAAAGACTGCTTCGTTCTCTTTGTACTTTACAGTAGTATACGGCTCAACCTTTGACCCGAGTATAGATTCCACCGAAGAAACTAGAGCTTTGTCTACCTCTCGTGGATCGTTGATTTGCAGTAGCCTCTGCAGACCTTTTTCTATCTGCACCCCACTTAATACTATTTCTGATCCAGTACTGGTAAGCTCTGTTGATGTCTTTGAACGTGCTACCTTTGGCATTGTGGTAATCACGGAACTGATTGATTTCATACTCATGGTCTATGTCCTCTCCTTTGTATCGAGCAATCACTTCATCAGTTGGTCGCCAGTCGTCTGGTATCAGCTTTCGCTCCTTAGTTTGTTTAGGTTTATATGATTGGTTAGTGTTGCTCTGTGCAACTATAGAGTTGCATTGTGCAACTATAGATGGGAACACAGTATACAATGTACTGCGTTTGTTATTGCCACGCAGTCTTTGTATAAGTCCGTGTTCTTCTAACCAGTTTAGTTTACGGGTAACAGTTACACGATTCATTGCAGTACGTTCTGCAAGTGTATCTAAGCTAGGCCAACATTGATGTGAATCTTCGTTAGCATAATCAGATAGTGCAACTAGTAGCCACTTGGCTAGTGGGTCATTGATCTTGTGCTTGACGGCTTTTGCCATCAGAATAAATGCCATTGTGTTCTCCTTTCATTTTAGTTTTGGTGCAATATGTTTTGCGAATATCTCCTCTGTAAACATAATGATTGTTTGTGGTGTACCCGTTCTTCTCTTGTAGATAACTACATCTCTGTCTTTGAAGGTGGTAAACGCAGATGGGAATGAACTACCATTACGATACTTTACTTCTATTACCAATCGTCCGTCTTCGAGGTCGAGCGTGAGGTCGCCAGTATACTCTCCTCCCAACGATCCCGAGAGTGGTTGCCTCTTAACTTTGAGTCCCATTTCCTTGAGCGTCTTCTCGATTTTCTTCTCGTGGTAGTTTCCTTTTCTGCGACTTTTAGTTGCCATTTATCCTCCAAGTAACAGTCAATACAGACGATACACCATTTGCCTATATCAACTTTAGGTGCAAGGAAGTCTGTAGTTATTACACCACAAGACTCGCACTTAGCACGATTTCGTTTCAGCTTTTTGCTTGTAGATTTTGAACCTGCAACCAAGAGCTTCTACCCAACAAGACAAAAGAAACCCACTTGGTACTCTTTTGTACTGCTCCCATTTATGCACAAGTGATTTGGCACACCCGATTCTGTGTGCCAATTCTTCCTGCGATATATTTTTTTTATGACGTTGGTGTACTAACTGCTGAACAAGGTCTTGATAAACGACTGGGACGTTTATCGTTTCATTGTAATGATTGAATTGTTTTTCTAATGCAGTCATATACCTTCTTCGCAGTTGCGTACCTTATGTCTTGACCATACATTGCTCTATAGAATGTACTTGTAGGTATACCTGCCTCGACAAATTTGTCTTTGAGGTTGAGTTTATACTTATCTGACAATTCTTTAAGTTCATCTGTATAGCTTTTCATTATAAATCTGTAGCATACTTGCAGTCATACGTCAAATTTCATTATCGTTATATATCCACGCTTCAAGTTCTTCGTCAGTCATAGCGTCAAAGTCTACAGTTTCTTGACGCTTACGCAGAATCTTTTTCTGTGGCTTACTGTATTTCTTTTTTGGTTGTGGTCTAAGCATAGTACCAGTTAAAAAGTTGGCACTATTCTCTACCTCTGTAGTGCGTACAGTATGACCACATACACGGCAGACTCTACGCCTACGAACTGTATTGTCTGCTTGTAGGCGAGAGTCTTTCGTTTCTGTTTTGTTGTTACACTTAGGACACTTCATACTTTGTAGCCATCATAACTCTTTGATTGCGACCAGACATAGCTTTGCGTCTTTCACCCGTATCAACTATGAGTCCTTTCTCCATTAGTCTTTTGTAACGTGGTGATATACTGCCAGTTCTGATGTTGTACTTAGTGTACATTTGATGCTCAACTTGATCGTGAATGCAACCGTGATCTCCAAAATTTTCTATCTCTTGAAGTACTAGTTTCTCTAGCTTGGTTGGATCAACTGAGTGCTTGGCTTGATGCGAGGTATCGGGGTCGAACCTACGAGCAAATGCCTTGTCTAATCTTTCGCTGACTTTTTGTAAGCGAATAATATTATCTTCGTGTTTAGTCATTGTGTTCTCCTTAGTATGGTATTGAATCGTCAATTAGAATCTCACGATTACTTGCCTCGTCTGCTTGTCTGTCAAAGTACTCTGATTCCCAAGCGTCATTGACTCGTTTGATAAGTTTCTTCTTGTCGATATTGGGGTTGATAGAATGAAGCACATCAACGATAGCTTCAATGGAAGTAGGCCACCCGATATGTGGCACTAGCTTTTTAGTTAGTTCGTTGTAATCAATCATAGTAAGCAACGTACTCTGGTAGTTTGTCTAACTCTTTGAATGGTATGTCGAGCCATACATCACACCAGTTGGGACGCTCCTCTAGTTCGTTACCATCTGCATCTGTGATAGTTGTTGATGGTTCGAACGGATTGGTCATTACAATTTTGATACGCCACTCAACATCATTGTGAGGTATGATTGTTGAGATAGGCATTTTGAGATCGTCAGATATTTCGTTGACGAACTCCTCTTGGATTGCACGATTGCTATTGTTTTTGATAGCAAGATTGTTAAGCCGAACTAAGTCGGCTTTGGTTAGGTACTTAATCTTTTTTGACATTGTGTTCTCCTTTGAGTACTTTCATTGATGGTCGGTAGTCGTAGTCTTCTACGGCATCACGTTCTAGTACTTCGGTGTAGGTTTTAAGTACGCAATCAATATGTCTGAATGCGTCTTCGATACGCCAAGTGAATTGTGAACCATCTGCTCTTGCACGTTCTTGCAATTCATGTAAGGCATTTTGACAAGTTCGCACTTGATTTACAAATGCAGGTTTTTTACTATTCATATGTTTTCCTTTCGTTAGTAGATTGATGTACCCCTCACCCAACAAGGGGTACATCATATCTACGATTAAAGTTCAGCCCATTCTGCAGTAGCTATTGCTTTTGCAACGTCATCTTCTCTGCGTTTACGAGTGATCTCTGGTTTTTGTAATTGGTCTGTGTGGGTTGACCAGTATGTTAGTGCATTGTACAACGCCCACTTAGTATGCCCGAGTGTCTTTGATTCTCTGTCATACTGCTTGAGTAGTTCTTCAAGTCGAAACATATTCACAGAGTTGTGAGTTTGTGAACGCTGAAATGTTTTGCATAATGTTTTCTTGAGGAATTGTTCGACCCCCCAGTATGCAATACCTTTCTCTGCCCATTCTTGGTATACACCTTGTAGCGAGGTGAATGCCTTGAGTCCGTTGGACATATTTTTGGCTACCCCCTCAATGCTGACGTTAGTTGTGTGCTTGAATCTTGCTCGTGCAGTAGTTACTGGCATTGTGCAACCATTCAAACACCATAGTCTGAGACCATCAGCTATGGATTGGAATGCCCATGACTGGTCGTAGCTATTGAAGAAGCTGACACGGAAGTGAATGATGTCATCTTTCTGTGGCTCAATGACCACATCTTTGAACATCAGTTCACCTCGTAGCTTTGCACCATTGTCTGCTAGTTTGTAGTCAATGGTAGGTGTAGGTAAATTGTTTTCTGTAGCGAATGCAGTTGCACCTTCAAGTATTTTATCGACTGCATCTGCGTGTCGGATTGGTTTGTACTTACTGCCGTGTATACCTAATACATCACCAGTATCTGTACGAACCAATGCTCGTGCCATTGTTGGTGGCACTTTGTAGGTATCTGCTTTCCAACCATCTTGTTTTTCCTTGACTGCTTCAAGGTCAATCATATCGATTGGAAAGTCGTAGTCTTGTAGATGTGTATCTAACATTGTGTTCTCCTTTGTTGTTAGTTATTTGAATCGTTTATGTTTGCCTATCTGTATACGATAGCCAAGCCATTGCACGATAAGTGCGTTGTCATCATTGAGATAACACGCAGGCCATATAAAAAAATATGGGTGTTTTCTAAATGAAAGCATAACGCCTCCTTTCTACTGCATTATAGCAGTTAAGATGCAGAATGCAACACTAGATATTGATTAATTACAACGCAACCAACCCCGATTCGCATTTGGTATTGGTAAGTAGCTAAATCTTACGGGATACGATTGACAACCTAACGTCAAGTAGCTGATCAGACCTTGAACGTATGGGATTCAGCGTAAAGTGTTGCACTCTACATAAAAAAAGGCGTACCAGATTGCTCTGATACGCCAGTCTAAGGGAGGATATTTATTTAGTATGCACTACTATCGTGTCGCTTTCACCTTTCTTCTGTGCAAACTGTATTGAGAACCCCGTTACTTCTGAGGTTTTGCAATCTTTGAAGTTACTGATTTCAGCATCAGAGTGTACAAAGATTTTATTATCGAAGACAACGAGTGCGTCTTTCGATATTCTGCATAAGTTCTGTATGCAGAATTTGAATTGTTCCATATTCATTTCCATTGTTGTGTTCTCCTTTCTATATTTTCTTGAACCACATTTGGATACTGATAACGCCAAAGAAACACGAGGCACATATCAGTATTGTTCCGATTGCCCAGTAGATTTGGTCTAGGCTAGTCGAATAAAGTATGCGTGTCTCTGAGATTTCAATGATATGAAATCCCATTGCAAGACACGCCATTGCAAATAATCCAGTGCATATTGAAGCTAGTTTTATCATCTTAGTTCCCCTTGTATCCCGATACGTCCATCAAGAAACGCTCGTTAATCATAGGTTGTGAGTCACGTTCGGGGTAGCCGTCTGTGATTCTTAGTTCTGGTACTTCTGCTTTTGGTAGGTAACGACCATCAACATCACGAAGCTGACAGTTGCAGAGTTGTGTCAAGTAAGTTTTGATTTTGTCTCGCTCAACAATCGCTTGTCTATGCGTTGAAGCTGAGCCAAATACCCAGTTATCTTTAGTATGAATGTAGTACATTGTGTTCTCCTTTGTAGTGATTTTGGTCGTGGCGTAGGGGAAGGTAGTCTACGCCACGCCAAACGATACGCTTGGCCTTACCCCATACGGCCTAGCTAGAGCGAAGCTCAGCGGGATATAGGTACGAGCATAAAAAAACCCTACTAGCCGAAGCTAGTAGGGCGAGTAAGTCAGTTATGCTGACTTACGAAGTGAGTTGATGAAGTCCTTCATATCGGCAACTTCTTTGGCGTTGCCGAGTCCTTTAGGTGCAGAACCCTTTGATGAAGCCATAAACTCTTTACCAGTGTGTTTCTTGTAACACTGTTTGACTGTTGTCTCGAACTCTGTCCAAGTTCCAAGTTCAGCTTTGACAGATTTCATAAAGCCCATGATTCTGTCTGTCTTAACAGTGACAACTTCAGATGGTGAAGTGTTGTCGGCTCGAACACCAGTTTCTTGGATTCTTGTTGTTTCGATTTCCAATTTCTCATTGGCTTCCAACAACTGATCTGTTTTCCAAGAAACTTGTTGTTCTGCCTTCCAACAAAGAGCGTTAAGTACTGTCTCAGCTGAGTAGTAACTTGAGTTTTCGTTCTCTGTCTTGAAGGTTGAGTGATTAGCCAACGCAGTTACAACTTGTGCTAAGCTAAGTTCCTTCTTGTTTTCGACTGTATTTTTCATAGTATTTTCCTTTCGTTGTTTATGGAATCGAATCATTCAATTCCTACCGCCCGAAGACCACAGTAGTTACCCACTTGGGCGGCCAAAGGCCGTGCCTAGCAAGGGCGAGGCAAAGCCGAGTGCATTTACCCTTGCAAGGCATCACTACTGTGGTATCGGGGTACAAGGTAGGACTTGAATGACCGAGAGGCCATGAACAACAACTTGAAAGGAAAATACGAAAAATGCACAAAGAAACAAAAGGAACGTGCTTACAAGTGCAAGTTGTAACGGAGTTGGCGACTTGTCGTGTGTTGTCGTGAGGACACAGGTACGAATTGTGCGTTGACAGGTCGGTCGTAGTGATGACATAAAGGGGGGGAATGAAAGGGGGGGTTTTGTGAAAACAATTACCACCGAGAATGATGCTATGTCATCACGTTTGACCGACAAGCAAAGACGTTTGTGTGATACGCTCGTAGCAACTGGTTGTTCCATCAAGCAGGCTTCGGAGACGGCAGGTTATGCCGTCGGGGAAGCAGGCAGAGTGACTGCCAGTAAGACTTTGAAGCTACCACACGTTCAAGCCTACTTGATGGAAGCAGTAGCTAACTCGCTCGGTGTGAATGCTACGATTGCCTCAGCAAAGATGATTGCACTAGCGAGGGGAGCGAAGTCCGAGTACGTGCAGTTGGAAGCGTCCAAAGACATCTTGGATCGAGCTGGGTTCAAGCCACCCGAGCGGCGTATAACGCACGCTACGGGTGATTT